CTGGGCTTGAGCAGCATCGATTTGAAGAGCATCAACCAGAGCCTGAGCATCGTCGCTTACAGCACCGTCCATGACGCCTTCGGCCACCATGTCCTCTGCCATCTGCTCAGCACCCTCAGGAGTCTCCATTGCCATGCCCTCTTCCATCATTCCGCCTTCAGCAGGAGCAGCCCCCGCCACGGCGGAAAGCATGCTCTCCAGGTTGTCCATCTCGGGCTTTACGTCCCGGCTTGGAACCATTGCCTTGTCGCTGCCAGCCATCATTTCGTTTGCCATCTTGCACCCCACGGTACCATGTCGGTTGATTCTATGCCAGTTGTCATGATGCAGGTTGGCTCTCTTCCCGCCTCATGAGTGCCCACTCGAAGGCAACTTCCGGTCCAAGAGCCAACAACAGCTTCTTGGGAAGCGCACATCGGAGTCCACGAGGAGCATCCTCGTACCAGACGCTGTCCATGACAACATCTTCTCGCACCCTAACCAGAGCCCGCCTTGCCTTTCTGGCGCGCTCAGCGCACTCCGGCAAGCGCGGGTCACTAAGCAAGGACACGGCTTTTCCCTGCCAGCCTTGTTGGACGCGGAGCAGTCGTGTTGCTGCTGGGGCTGACCAGCTCATTGGGGCTCTTCTTGACCATCTCGTCGTTGCGGGCGCCCATCCGGCGAGCTTTCCCAGCCTCAATTCGAGCCTGGTTCAAGGCCTGGTTGTCAACGCCCTTCTCACGACGAGCCACTGCAACCTTGTGCTTGTGCTCCTCCAAGCGCGTCAGCTTTTGCGTGTCTGACTCGCGAGTCACGTTGATCTCAGCTCCAGGGTACCGTTCCCGGATGACAGAGCAGGCACGGTCGTACTTCTCCTTGGTGTCGCACACGCCCAACACACCCATGTCGATGGGAGCAAACGAACCGTAGCCAGTCCCCTTGATGCCAATGTTGATTCCGTATCGGTAGTCACGACGCAGAGTCTCGCCGCACTGGGGGCACGGGGGGTACTGGTCGACCTTGAAGACAACAGTGTCCTCTTCGTAGCCACAATCACACATGAAGTCAGCAACAGGCATCAGGCCCCCTGAGGTGCACCAGTCAAAAGAAGTTCAGCAATCTCAGGCGGCAAAGACGCCAAAAGCTCTTCGTCTGGTGAAAGTTCTCCTGAAGCTGCTGCGGCTTCAGCATCATCTTGAGCAATGGCCTCAGCAGCAAGAGCGGGAGCCCCAGCGGCTGCGCCACCAAGAGAGCGTTGCTGTTCAGCAGCGACAGCTTGCTCTTGCTGTTGCATGGCTGCTTGCTGTTCCTGCTCAAGCATCTCTTCGCTCTTCAACATCCGAGACGGGAATCCAAGGCCAGCAATGACCTGTTCGGTCAGCATGCGGAAGTCGACGTTCGGATTCTGCGCCAAGAACGGCAGCATCTGGATGATGGACTCGACCATCACAGCCGGGTTCTTCCGCACGGGGTTGTACGAGACCATCTTGAAGTCCATGTCCACGTCCTGGAGGGTCGCAAACGACACGGCCTCCCAGTTCCGAGAGCCAGAGATGCGAACCATCTTCTCGCCCGTCATGTACTTCCGCATCAAGTAGAAGGCTTTGCGGCCCACGTCCTCAATGGCGTCGTTCAGGTGCCCCTCACGGGTCGCCAGCCGCGTCCGCATCTGGGCATCAATGATGGCCATCTCCGTCGCTGTGCGAGCTCCTGCGACCTGTCCTCGAGCTGCTTCAGCCAGAGCCGAGATGAACGCCGCGTCGTTCTCCTGGCGGTCAACAAAAGACACCACGCTTGCGGGAGTGTCCGGCGTAGGCATCGGGAAGAACAACGTGTTGAGTGTCCGCAGAGCTTCGCTGTTCTCGGGACGAATGCCCACAAACGATCCCGTCGTAGCCGCCACAGCCTTGTTCAGGTCCTCTTCGGTGATGCGGCCGGCATCGTACAGAATGCGCGGAATCTGCAAGTACGCGATTTCCTTGAGGTGAGACAGCAAGTCGTTGACTGTCTCCTGCTGGTTGAGCACCAACTGGACCTCAGACAGTCCTGTGCAGTCGATTCCCGACTGGTTCAAGCTGAACATCGAGTAGGGAACGTAGTCAATCTTGTCTTCAAAGATGACGGTGTCAGCCTGCTTGACGTAGTGCTGGACAGTCCCCTCTTCGACGTTGTAGTACTCGTAGACGGTCACCCACTGGAAAGCGTCGCGAACGGTCTGCACGTCGCCCTTCTGAGCATCTGTGACCAGCCAAGACGGATACCGGTCAGGCTGGATGTCGACTCCAGGCGGAATCTGGTACACGCCAGAGACAACGCGGTTCTTGAACTCCTCGTAGGAGATGACCGTGACCTCAATCCAGTAGCTAATGTCGTCCACATCGCGGACGGTCAGGTCGAAGAACAACCGAGAAGGGTCGACCGACTTGATGACGGGCCGGTCCTTCTTTGAGTTCCAGCCGGTCTTGAAGATGCCTCGCTTGCAGAGCACAGCATCAATGAGCGCTGTGGCAGCTCGCCGCCGCATCCGGTTCTCGTCGAACACGAACTCCATGAGACCGTTGACGGTCAGCATAGCGTCCTGGGATTGCGGATTGCGGGGAACGCAAGCCACCTGCGGGTTGGGACCCAACAGGCTGCTGACGGCGGTGTCCGCGATGGCGTAGATCAGGTTCTTCGAGCACAGCAGCAGCCTGTCAACGTGCTCGACGTTGGCTCGCTTGGTCGAATAGAAATCACCGCGGTAAAAACGCCGGGCCTTGTCGAAGTCCTTTTTTTCGTTGCGTTTGTAGTACCGCTCATGGCGATCAATCAGGCTTGAGAGCTTCGGAGGCATCAGCCACCTCGATATGGGTTAGGTGCCTTGGAGCCCTTTCTTGCTACGGTCATTTTCCGCTTGGGCGGGTCTTCCAGCAGGTACCCATCCTTGCGGAGCTCGCTGAGGTCTTCTTGGCTGAGTTCTTTTCTCAAGCTCTCAGGGATGTCGGCGATGGTTCTGTAGGGTCCGGTGCCCTTGTCCGCAATGAATCTGGCGGAGCTGAGGGGCGAGAGGGCATAGCCGAGTTGGTCCAGCGCGTTGTACATCTCGATTCCAACCGCAAGCGGGACACCAGCGAGCTCGCCCAAAAACCCAACAGACCTTGCTCCGAAGCTTCTCGGGAACTGCTGAACAACCCTGCCCCCCTTCTCAACAGCTCCCTTGGTGACTCCCCGAACCACGGGTGCTGCCGTCGCCAAGGCATGACGCATTCCAGCAATCCCTCCCTTCTGGGCGAACTTCTGGGCTCCCTTTCCTGCAGCGCGTGTTGCCATCTCTGTCTTGAGAGCCTTGCTTGCATTTTGTCTGGCGGACTCTTCTGCCAGCCTCTTTGCCTTGGCCGCTTCAACCTTGGAGGTCTTGGGCAGCATGCCCATCAGTTTTGCTCTGTTCCGCTCTGACAGAGACAGCTCAGGGTCGATGCTGCGAGCAGCGTAGTCGTCCGTCTGAGCTCGCCTCATCTTCTCCCTGAAGAGAGCGTCGAAGTCCTTTTCGTCTTCGTCCTTGAGGTAGGAACTTTCGGCAGCCATGGGGGCCTCCTGCTTTGCTGATTTTTCAGGGACCAACAGCACCCAGCTCTCCAGGCTCGTCTGGATCCACAGCAGACTCGCCCCGAAGAATGTCTTGTGTCACGCCCATAGCCTTCATCGCGTTCTGCCGATCAAGCTCCCGAGCCTCCCTCTTGGCTTCTTGAATGACATCAAAGATGTCTTTCCCCTCGGCAATGGCATCCTGAATGTTCATCTTCAGTTGATCAAGCAGGGGCAGCGCTTGCCTCGGGTTGCCCTCTGGGACGTTGAGCCTTTCCATGGCTGTGTCCACCACCCCAGCAGGAACTCCGTAGTAGGCCCGATTGGCAGCAGCCAAGCCTTCGGCGGTGTCGACGAGTCCGTCTCTCGCGGCGCTCACAAGCCTGCCGCCGCCGCGAGCAAGGCCCTTCGCTCCCCGGGTCACCCGGCGGACGTTCGGATTCCTGGGGTTGAAGATGGGTTCGTCTTCAGGCTTCATCTGCTGAAGCTGTTGCTTTTCCGGGATTTGCCGCTCCATATCCTCCAGTGAACGAATCATCCGACGAATCTCTTCCCGGCGAGGGTCAGGCATAAGCTTCTTGATTTCAGCCATGGGGATTACATCCATTCGCGAGGGATAGGGCGGGCGAAGTCACGCTGCTTGCCTTTGCGGAACTTGTCAAGGTCCCCGATAGTAACTCGGCCAGGGACATATTCGCGAGCCTCTTCTTGGAGCCCAGTGCGAGTAAAGTTGCGCCTGCTGAGAACATCAGCCGCCATGACAGCAGTTCGGGCAC